GTGTCTCGCCATGCACACCTGTCAGTTGAATATCTGCGTTATTAACCGTCAGCGTTATATTTCCGATACCCGTTATTTTTATTATTGGCTTAGCTTCGGCGGTCCCGGGATTACTTATCGTGCCGGGAATTGTCAGGATAATAGCATCGTTATTCAAGGCATACTTAAAAGGTTTACAGCGGAAACTTACCAGAAACTTGCCCAGAACTCTAAACTCCTGGGTAATGTCAAATGGATCTGACACGTGTGCCAGATAATATTTGTCGGGCTGGTTGCTCAGTATTAGCTGGCCTTCCCCGCTGTCTAGCCAGGACTTCACCAGGTCGGCCTTGTCTGCTACGTTTTCATCTTTAAAACCACAGGTAATAGGGACGACAATATCCTTATAGGTTGCATCATCAATCTTTAAGCTTCCGCTTCTCCCCGGCACCTCAATGTATTGAATATTTCTCTCAGGTTTAGGGATTACGGGGCGTTTTTCTATCACAATGCCAAAATCAATATAGCTATCCTTGCCTAAAAATTTGAAACTGAACATCTATACTGCTCACCTACTTCCGTTTGCCGCTTCCTGATCGAAAATAAGTAACAACACCATCAAACGCCGCCCCTTCCTATAGCTACTCTTTGCCTGTAAAACTCAAGCTTGTAGGCAAGCTCTTCGATATCCTGATCGGTGTTATTAATAAAATTCTCGATATGAAGGGTAATGCCGGAGCCACTACTCGAGCCTTTTGCTTTCTCAAGTGATCTTGCCATTAACTCATCCAGCCGGTCGATAGGAAGTACTGCCTCTGTACCGGCTTCCCCAACACCAATAACACTTGGCCTGGTAAAAATACCGCCACTAGCATACCAATCGACACCTAGGTAAGGTACGCTTGGCGGTGATAAACTGAACTCGCCTTTTATGCTAAAGCGAGGAAGTTTAATTTTCGGGATCTTAATTTCCGGTAGATGCAGATTGCTGAAAAACCCTTTGATCGCATCAATCGCATTCTTAACTGTGTTCTTGGCTGCAATTATAGGTTTTTCAATTGCTGCCTTTATGTCATTCCAGAGAGCTAAAGTTATCTTTTTTATCCCATCCCATATACCAAAGATAAAACCCTTGATAAATTCCAATTCAGCTTTCACAATGCCTTTCATTAACCCAAGGATTGAAACGAAGATACTTTTTAGGCCATTCCAGAGGTCCAAGGTGAATTTCTTAATCCCTTCCCAAACGCCCTGCCAATCTCCTTTTATGGCACTGGTAATAATCTTTATGATATCCTGGATAGCAGTCAAAACCGTGCTAACCACCGCCGCGATTATATTAAAGGCTGCTGAGATAACCTGAATCAAATCATCACCAAACCGGCTCCACAGACTTTTGGCCAAGGCTACAAAGGCCTGAAACATAATTCTTAGGCTCTCAATTATCCCGCCAATTATCGCTCTAATTTGGTTCCATACCCTATTTACCGAATCCCTGAAGCCCTCATTGTTCTTATATAAGGCTACAAAGATAGCGATTAAACCCGCGACTGCGGCTATTACTATGCCAACCGGGCCGGTAATTAGCGCTAAGGCACCGGCTAAAGCCCCCGATGCCCCTCCTGCAGCCGCTAGTGCGCCAGATAAGGCCCCAATAACCGAGGCAAGGCTTCCGGCAATGCTTATTACCTTTCCTATAATAAGAATAAGCGGACCTAGGGCCGCCAAAATCAAACCAATTTTTATGATTTTGTCTTGTTGCTCTTTGGAAAGGCCCTGGAATTTATCCATTAACGGCTTAATAACGGCAATAAGCTTTTCAAGTATAGGAATTAAAATCTGTCCGAACTGAATCCCAATCTGCGCTGCTTGTTCTTTCATTATTCTAAGCTTATTGGTGGGGCTATCCATGGTTCTAGCCAGATCCCCTTGGGCATTTTTCGTCGACTGCAAGATAGCTCCATACCTTGCCTGCACCTTTTGGGCTTCTGTAAGTTCCTCACCTTGCTTGGCAATTCCGTTGGTGTACGCATAGGTTTTTACGGTTGTATCATTTACCAGAATTCCTAAAGATTTTAATGGCTCTGACTCACCGGATATTCCAGACTTGAGTTTCTCAAAAGCTTCTTCCGGACTTAGGTTATAAAAAGATGCCATGTCATAGGAAAGCTGTGTCAACCCTTCAGACATTTTAAGGGACTCTTCTGTAGTTAAGCCCATGGACGTAAGCATTGAATTATAAGTTGCCACGTTTTTTCTAACGTTATATGCATTAAGGCCCAAAGCCTTTGAGGTCTCCTCGGACCACTTTCTAGCTTCCCCTGCCATATCTCCCATGGCAACTTCAAAGAGGTTTTCCGATTCAACTGCATCCATCGCCATTTTGGTAGCAGCCGTACCAGCTCCAACAAGAGGTAATGTAACAGCAGCAGATAGCGTGGTGCCCACAGATGACATTTTATCGCCGACAGTCTTTATTTTTTCTCCGGCTTTATCCATGCTCTGAGAAAGCTTGTACCAAGCCGAGGTTTTGGTGTTTATCTCCTGGGTGGTTTCCTTTAATTCCCGCTGCATGGTATTAAGCTCGGCTATTGCATAGTTGAGCTTAATCCTCAGATTCTCTGTTGCTTTGGCGTCGGCGCCTTTTTTCTCTACACTCTCTTCATAGCTTTTGGTCAAGGCAGCTATCTTTTCCTTTTGAATTTCGATCTGCTTATTTAAGCTGTCTGCTTTAAGCTTTAAGCCCTCAGTGGATTTGCCAAAATCCCCAAGTTTTGAGCTCGCCGCAGCAAATTCACTCTGAGTTACCTTCAGGCTTCGTTGCATTCTTGCTATACCATCCTGAAACCCCCTGTCATCCAGGCCCACCTTGGCGACCACTGTATTGCTATCTCTTGCCACTCCCTCACCCCCTTCCTAGAAGACAATGTTGTCAATGGTATCAAGCTCTCCCGAGTCGCTTATCCCATTTACCGCCTTATAGACCTTAAAAAGTGCCTGCAGCTTTTTGGGTGTGCTTTTCCAGAACTGTTCCTCGGGCATTTTGAGAAGATTGGTTCCCAAATAGAAAAGCCACTCCCAATCCCATCCTTGAGATTCGGTGTGGCTATCTATTCCCCCAGTGTTTCATCTGCCTCGGGCATCGCAATCTGTAAGGCTTCATTGATGGCGGCACCGAGCTTTTCCAAATCACTTAAGGTTAACATCTGCCCGACTTCTTTTAAAGTTACCTTTTCGTTATCGACCTTGACTGCGGCGTAAACCAGTGCCCTTATGGCCTTGATCTTTCGATTCTGCAAATCCTCAAAGGCTTGGTCGATATCTCCATAAACTTCTTCAAGTTCACAGAAGGTATTCATGTCAAATTTAAGTTCGTAGTCGCGCCCATTAAGGCTAAATTTGACTCCTTTACTTTTAAGTTCTGACCCCCTCAAGGCTCTCTCCTCCGTTCATTAAATAGCTACTGGCTCATCCGGCACCGCTGTAAACCATGAAGATATAATTGTTGCATCTATGCCCTGGGCATCTTCATCGGCAATAAAGCGATAGTTGCCGTCATAATCCCGGGAATAAAAGCTACCCTTAAGCTTGGCACTCTGGGCCTTAGGTTTCTCTGCTTCCGTGTCATATTCATCAGCAACTATTTCAAACTTACCTTTTAAGAGCCAGACAAACCTATACTTCCCATTATTCTTCTTTGATTTAAAGCCCAAGGCCAAAGTAGGCGGCAGGTCATCCTTATTCTCAACGAGTACTCCTTTTACCACTTTGGCGCCCTGAAGCTTCGCCCTGCTTGTCAAGGATAGCTGATTTACTTCAATTTCCACATCCACGCCTTCAAAGGCCGTGATAATGTCCTCAACGGAGTCATCCGAATAAATGTTTTCCGAATTTGATTTTGGTGTCAGTTTGGCGGCAATTGCCCGCTCAAGCTTTATGGGTGGATCGTAGGTCGTTCCAGTGGCATCATCCGTTTTTAAAATGGCAATATGAATATCCTTTAGCCCGATCTGCCTTGCCATATCATTCACTCTCCCTTTCCTCTAAGTAGTAGAACTTCATTCCCTTATGGTAGATTTTTGTATCCTCTTCATAAAGGTCAATTTCGTTTAACCGTTTGAATCCTGCATGGGTTAAAATCCTTCTGACTTGATTAACGAGATTTGTGTAATCTCCTTTAGCCCATACATCAACCTGGATATAATGTCCTGTCAAAGACTCTTCATCATCTTCAAACCCGTCCCCGGCAGCTAAATACTCATGAAATGTGATGTAAGTTTCGGCCTTGCCGGTGTATTTTTGAAATGTAACCGGAATATTGAGAGGGGCTAAAGCATCGATGATTAGTTTGTTAATCAACCCTCAAGCCCCCTTTTTAGTTCCTCAAGTATGATTTCATTAATCTCTTTCTTGTTTTCTAGGATGGAGTTCTCCGCCCAATGCTGGGCCGGAATTGTGGATGTTCCCCATTCCGTAAATTTACTATAGAAAAACTCGGAGTCATCTCCCTTATTAGGACCAATCCTAATGAAATTCACGCCATCTTCCGTTTCCATTTCGGATACCTGGATATGATCAGCCATGTGAGATCGG